CTGGCGCGCCCTAGCGGACGATTTCCGAACTAATTATGTCGCAGAATTGCGTGAAATTCAAGCCGCAAATTGGGATTGGAAACTGCCACAGGCTGCATAACTAATAGATTGTATTTTATTACAAGCAATGTAATTTGCTTATATTTTGCTACAACCTATGGATAGTACAGCCGATTGGCGCGATTGCCGGTATCTATGTGCAACCATGGAATATTATTTTCAAAGCATAATTTATCAAACTGCGGTAAAAGCATCAGTTGTTCGCGCACAAGATTGTATGCCTGTATCTTGCCGGCACGATTACCCACATGCTCCAATTCAATGCTGCGTATATGCAAATCCAGCGCGCGGCCAATTTTATGCATGCTGTTTTTTGCGCCTGTGGCGCATTGTGGATCGCGCAGTCCGCAATCAACCAGCCCCGACGCATTGACCGTACACGCGCCATACTTTTCACGAATTGCATCGGCCAAGCGCAACAGACGCTCGTCAAACATAATCCATGCGACATTTTCGCCGATTTGTTTTAACAGTTCCGGATTTACCAATTCTACGATTTTGAAATATTTGCATTTATACATGTTTTTCCACCTTTTTTACAATCAACCATCCTAATACGAACGCCAGCGCAAAAAATGCCGTCGCCCATTTATCGCGTTCGGCTTCTGCTTTTTTTACATCTGTGCGACACGATTCCTTGATTGCCGCGTGTCCAGACTTTATTGCTGCCATATCTGCTTTTACCGCTTCGGTCTTACACTCGGCTGGCAGCGATTTTTCCAACGCAACAATTTGTTGTTCCACGGATTCCAAAATAGAATCAGTCGCGGTTTTGTTTGCACAACCAGCGCACGCCAAAATACATATAAAAAACGCGATATTTTTAACATATCGCGCAAAACAGGTTAAAATCTTTAACATATTATCTTTCCTTTGTTGCTTGTATTTTCCGAAATTGCGCCAACGACAAATCGGCTTTTGCTTGATTGCAGTCATAATGCACCGGCCGCAGGTTTTCCGGCACGGTTTTGCCACCGCGGCTCGCCGGTTTGATATGGTCTAAATTCCATCGTTGACCTGCCAATATCGGCCGGCCGCACAAATAACAACAACAGAATTCATAATGCACCGCAAATTCGCAGATTTTTCTGAATTCTTTTTTACTTTTCATGTCAATCCTTTTTATACAACGATTGTGAAATTTCTGCGACTTCGCGCGAATGCTCAACAAAATACGCAATGGCAACACCGGACAAAATAAGTGCCGCCATAACTACGCCAACGATATACCACAAAGACTTTTTGCTTGCGGCTTTTGCCAACAAATCCATCTGCGCGGCTTTTTCTTCAATCTTATTGGTATCCAGTTTTTCGTGAATTTGATTGACCAGTTTTAATATCTGTGCTTGCGTGGCGCCTTGTGTGGCAACGGCATCTTGTACCTTTGCCAAATTATCTTTGACTTCGGCCAAATCCCCTTCAACCTTTTCAACTTTGTTTAGCACGATTATAAACCCCCGTTTTTCTGGCCTTTTTAAGCCGGTTAAATGCTCTATTTGTGTGCGCGCTTCGTCCATGGCTGTATCCTTTATGCTATTTTCCACCCTTGATTTTCACGAACGATTGTTCCAGAACGCGGCAATTTGTCCTTGAACAATTCTAGTGTCTTCGCAATTCGCTTTGACCCTGTAAATAAAACGCGCTTTTCGTCATTAAAAACAATCTGCGCTTTCACGCATGTTGCGCCTTTGTGGTATTTACTGGGAAATATTACAAAGTCCAAAAATACGATTTGCTTGTTTTCCAGTTCGTGAATCCTTATTTTGTTGCCTTCAAACCCATTAAATTCATTGGCCGCGGCAAACGCTTCCGCATCATCCGCAAAGGATGGTGCGGCCTTATAATCTTGAACAAAGGTCTTTAATATTTCTGGCATAACGACACAACTCCTGTAATCTATCAAGGTTTAATTTCTGGCGCAGATTATATGTCTTTGCCCAGCGCATCCATCCCAAATACGATGCAACCGTGCTTCTAAACTGCCCCAGCGTTATCTTGCCTGCGTGCGCACGCTTCAATATACTTGCGATGCGGCGTTTGGCACGCTGCGCGGTGGATTTTCTTAACAGGATATATTTCGGAAAATGCCTATACCCAAGGAAATCAACCCCACGCGATACCGGAAACAAATCGCATTTACTTAATGTCAAATGTAATTTATCGCGACAAAACGCGGTTATCTTTGCTGCGATGTCGTGCAATTCGTCTTTATTGTTCGCAAAGAACAAAAAATCGTCGCAATACCGCAAATAGCACTTTACACGCAAATCGTGCTTTACATACATATCCAGTTCGTTCATATACACATTTCCGAACCATTGGCTGGTAAAATTGCCAATCGGCGTGTTGGTTTCCCCCGGATAAGAATCTATAATGTCGTCCAGCAACCACAATACATCTTTGTCTTTTATCTTTTTGCGTATTATTTGCTTTAATGTTTCGTGGTGGATAGACGGATAAAATTTCCGAATATCGCATTTAAGGCAATATTTATTCCGGCGTATGAATTGCATTGTTTTCGTGCTGCCTTTATGCATACCCTTGCCGGCACGGCACGCGTACGATTCCGCTATAAACATATTATCCCATATCGGCTCTAAAATATTCATAACCGCGTGCTGCACAATTCGGTCTGGATAAAACGGCAATATGTAAATCAATCGCTTTTTCGGCTCGTATATCGTTCTTGTTGTATATGCGGCCGTGCGAAATGTCTTTGTGATCAACATATCGCGTATAATTTCCAGATTTTTATCCAGGTTTTTAGCGAATTTGCGAACGCCTTCTTTGCGGCCTTTCCCTTTGCGCGCCAACCGGTACGCTTCGCGCAAATTATCCATATCTATAACCTTGTGCCATAAATTGCCGTGCCGCTTCATTTTCTTTGCCTTTAATAGTCCAAATCCGGACTTTCGCTTTTTGGCTACTAGCCCGAATTTTACACCGTTTTCGTGTTTTGCTGGCCAACGCCAACATGGACGGGTATTTCAGCCGGGTTTTCCAAAGTTTGGACTCCGCCCGTATCCGACCGCGCGCGCCATTATTCGCATTCGTATTCGACAGCGAATTATTCGCATTCCGACAGCGGGAACCGCAATACGAAGAATTGTCCCAATTGCCTCCTGCCAGACGAACACCAGAGAACGTGCGCCAACGATAAATACCAGCCCAATCTTTTGCCGCCGGCATAAATGCCTTTGGCGGGCATTTCGGCGTTCGGACATCCGTCCGAACGCATGCCAATCGTTTTTCGTTATACGAATCCGTGAACCGCATGGCTCCGACCGCGCGCGCCATTAGACGCACCCGCATGCGACAGCGAATGAGCCGCAAACCGACAGCGGGAACCGCAATACGAAGAATAGACCCAAGCGCCCCCCGCCAGACGAATCATATAAGAACCATAAAATGAACCTTCGTCGCCATTTTGTGTATTCCAGTTTGAACCACCGGCAGCAGACGGCTCGGCAAGATGTTGCCATTGCAGCCCGCACATTTCTTCGCATCCAATCCACGAAATCATTCGGCGGCCGGCCGTATCTTTGCGGCCACCGGTTGTGTCTGGGTTTGGTTGTGCCGACCCAGCAACCGCGGTTTTCTGATTGCTGCCCTTAGACGCCGTGTAAAACTCTTCGTCCATCAGCAGTGTTTTGCCCCACGCGCGTGCCAATTCGCTAAACTGATAATGCATCATTGTATGCGCGCGCGCCGCGCCGTACTTGGATTCGCCGGTTGTACTCATATTGTAAATATCAACCCATACATCCGATACTGGATCATAAACCATACCATCGGCACTTTCGCAACTTGGTCTGTGATTCAAACACCATACCGAATTCGGCAATATCTGGCCGGCCGTATATCCTGACAGCGGGTGGCCAGTAATCGTACCGACATCAACACACAATGTGTGAAAACCGCCAATTTTGCGGTATGTTGTATATCCGCTCGGCGCATCGGCGGACGCGCTTACAACAATTTTTCCAACATTGTCGCTGCCGGCAACCAAATAGACATAATAATCCTTGCCAGCCGTCAATGTTGCGCCCGTGTCCAAATTGGCGGTTGCTACAAAATCGTAATCTGTGCCAACAACATAAAATGTCGCGTCCGTCAATTTCAGCATTGTGCCGGCTTTGATTTTCAGATGTACATGCCCATTGGCAGTATTCGCAACCATAAATTTATCGGGCGCATAATCGTTCAGCGTTCCAATCAATTTGCCACCGGCGGTTTCGCCATCCATAACAAACAATTGAAATGTGTCAATTGAATACACCAATTCGCCAATTTTTCCGACATACTTTTGTATGTTTGACAATGTGTTGCGTTTGATTTGCAATAAAAAACTCATGTTATGCTCCCTGTGTTATGCCTAATTCTTGTTCCAACTTGCGGATTTCCGCGCGCCACGCTTTTGCGTCGGCCTTGATAACTTCGTATTCTTCGGCCGTATATTCGCCATCAATGTATTTGCGCGCCTTATAATCGGTATCGGCCAGCATTTTTTGTAATTCTGCGATGCGCGCTTCTTTGATTTGTTTTTCGTCCGGCACGGCCGCAACAACAATTTCCCATGTCGTTGGCGCAACGGATTTCACATCCCATTTTTCTGCGGCCGTTTCATTATGCTGATTTACAAAAATAAATGCCGCCCCCAACTGGTCGCGGCCGATTTGTTGTCCTAATTCAAAAGACATTTTATGCTCCTTGTGTTATGTTATTCTGTGTATCCGCAATCCAGCGCATCGGTATCGGCGCCATCTGTCGCCCCACAATCCAATGAATTGACCAGTGAAATTTGATTGTTTTCTATTTTTAATCCAAAGCCTGCCGTCATTGCCGCTTGTTTCGCATTCCACGCTTCGCGCTCGGCTGTTGTAATATGTTGTGTTGTGTTGCCACTGTGTTCAGATAGCGCACCCTTGGTGGCCGCGTCGTTTATTTTGTTGATGTTTTCGTCAGAGATATTTACCTTGCCGGCCGCATCAACTTTCAATGTTTCGCCGACAATCACGCCCCCCAATTGCTCCGATGTGGCCGGACGAATACCTGCCGTCACGGCATCTTGCGCTTCTTTCGCGCTTTGTGCGGCCGCGGCGGCATTATTAGATGCCGATGTAGCACTGGCGGCGGCGTTTTGTTCGCTGGTGGCCGCATTGCTTGCCGCCGTTTCAGCGGCTGATTGGGCAATTTGTGCATTATCTGCATATCCGGCCGCATTTGATGCCGATGTTGCGGCGGCATTTGCATAGACTGCTGCATCGCCCATACTTGTTTGTGCGTTTGATTCTGATGCGGCGGCGGCGTTGGCGCTATTTGCCGCATCGGCCGCCGATTGTGCTGCGCGGTCTGCTTCACTTTGTGCAGCCGCGGCCTTTTCGGTCGCCACCTGCTTGTACT